ATTGCCTTTGCCAGTTCCGTCACCTCGCGCATTTCCTTTGCTTCCTTTGCATCCGCAGGCTCTAATATTGACTTTATTTCAACGGCTGCCGTAAACCCCACACCGAGCAACGTGAACACGGGCAAAGTCCATAGTGTCCAGTCGTTGTATATGTGCAGGAACGTGAACGCGCTTATTTGTATTGCATCCACAACGAGCATCGCAAGAATGGCATTGTAATAACGGGATAACTTTTGGAGTGTGCGCTGCATCTTGTCGCTGCGTATCTTCTCCCCCCGTTGGTGCGCTTTCCTTATCCCTGCCCAAAAGTCAAGGGCAACAAAGAGTATTGGAGTGACTAACAAAGCAGCCACCCCGATAACCACCACGCGCAATTGTATGAGTATTTCCGCCATATTAAATTCATTCCCATCGTTTCCTATACATTGCCATATCCATTAGTCAAACTCAAGTTTATATACATAAGAAAATGTTTTGCCATTTTCAAATGCTCTGCACATTATATAGACTGCACCATCATCACCAACATCGCAGTCCTCGATTTCCCAATATGGATGGTTATCATAAATCGGGTTTGTCAAGTCAATATAATTTACTTGTTTTTTTGCATCCATATCCCAAACACGCAACCCCCTTATTCTTTTTGGAGAATATCCACCACATGGAATAATGAGTTTGCCGTTCTTGGCACAAACACCTTGATATATCCAAGTATAATTACCTTGTGCATCCATATATCCCACATTGTCATCGTATCCAGTATTGTTGTTGGGCTGGTCTTCCATGAAATATGCTTCTTCTGCTTCGGTGTAATCAAGTACAACGCTGCTTACAACATCATCATTGCCATCACGCAAAGCAGGTATCGACCACACAAACACTCCATGTTTTGCCTTAAAAGTGGTGGGGGTATCATCATCGGGATTGTTTAACGTGTTTGTGTAAAGTATAATTTTCCCCCTTTCCTTGTCGATTGCCCAATCTGCACGAGACACACTCGGTATGTTTGTTGCCACTATTGTTTGCACTAATGTGCAATCTTTATATGATGTACCTACACGATAGACTTGGGTCGTTGTGCTTCCCGCTCCACTTCTTGTAACATATAATAAAGGTAGTGGGTCGGTTTGAATATATTTTTCCTTTCCCCAATTGGCGGCATTATTATACAAAATACTATTATCGGCACCATAACACCACTGATAATAAAAACTTTCTTTTTCTTTATCAAAAGAATATAAAGAAATGTAACCTCCTGGGCGTGTAGCGATTGCATAGCCATCAATTAAAGCAAATCCCTCAACTTGGTTATCGCCACCGCTTTGGCTATCCGAAAGAGGGCTTTGAATTAACTTAATATTTAGCCTATTCCCAATATATATCTTTTCCCCGTTATAATATATTTCGGTTTCTTCCTTCGAAATATCTCCACTTTTTATAAGTTGGAATTTAGACGGAATACTATTTCTTCCTGCGGCAATTTGATACAAAAGATATAGGTATTTTGCGCCCAAAGGTGCAGTAAAGACAATATCTCCGTTTGCTAAAGCATAAAACTTGGCAGTGTCTTCAACAACGGGTGCAAGGTTTCCTCCACTTGGATTTTGGTAACTACTGAGCCAATACATATAAGTTGGCTCATAACCATTGCCCTTGCAATAGAATGTGTCACCTTGATGCACTTCCAATAAAGTAAAAATACTTCCACTTCTGCTTTCCCAAGCACCACTATCATTAATCCATATTCCACTTTTTTTGATTGAAAAAGGAACATAAATATCTTTATAAATTAAATCTTTTATATCGACCACATCATTCTCAAGATTGTCAATGTCCGTCAGCATAGAGTCGATGTAGTTGTCGCGGATTTTAATGCTTGCCAATCTTACCACACCGCTTACCTCTGCCAATATATAGAGATAATTTGCGCCTAAAGGTGCGGTGAAGTTCCTTGTCTGACTCTCATTGACATAAAATTTCCCAGTTCCCGTCACATAAGAAGCAGCACCACTCGTTGAATTACTTGTAAGCCACGCAAGTTGTATAGCACCTTCCGATGTAGTCGTTATTTGATACACATCTCCTGCGGTAACTGGAATGAGATAATATTTGCAGTTACTTCTACTTGCCCATTTATTACTATCATTTATCCATCTATTTGTTTGCACCGTTGGAAGCGCAAAATCTTTAAAATAAAAGATAGTATTACTAACTTTGTCAACCGCATCTGTCACCGCCTTTTGGCTCATCACATCACTTGTGCTTTGCCCAATCTCTTGCACAACGGCAAGACTATTGACAATATCTTGTATCGTCTGCTCGTTCTCTTGGGCTGCTTGCTGAACGGCTGCAACGGCTTCATCCATATCCTCAATCTGCTGCGTACCCTCCAACGCATCTGCAACGCGCTCAAAAGCACCACCGACACGCGCTGCGGTGTTTCCGCCCACTTGTGTCTCGGTTTTAATCTCAATCGCCACTTGGCGCAAATCATCAACTATTTGGCTCATATCTTGTGTTTCTCCTTTGCTTTACTGGTTAATCCCCTATTGCGTGTATGTATGCCCGTGTTCCGCGCACTTTCATCCGCTTGCAGTCCTTGCGGTATGCCTTTGCGTATAGCAGACAATCCGAAAGGTATTTCTCTGCCATATCCATGATATCGTTGTATTGCTTCAGTTTGGCATCATCCACATGGTACGCATACTGGTCTTCGTGGCGCATGAAACCGCTACGAGCAACGATGCCACCATCGGCACGCGCCATTTTTGCATAAACGAAATACGCTGCGGTCTTTTTCAGTCCGTCAACATACTGCACACCATTTTCAGCGCACGCGCAATCCGTTGCCGACCACTCGCCACCCGACAACAATATTGCAGGGTCGAAACCCTCTGCGTAAAGTTCTGCGATGTCTGCTGCGTGTTCCGCATCCAGTAACGCGCGGTATGTCTCATAACCAACGGCAGGGATGATATGCCGTGTCTCCACCTCTGCGATGTACGCATCAATCTCGTTTGTGTCAACGTGTGCGCTCAACGGGCGCGCCAGTTCTTTTGCCTCCGTTGCGGTTATTATATGCAGTCTTTCACTCATTGTGCATCCTCCGTGTTGTTACTGGTTGTTGAGTTAATATAACGTAACGGCTCTATCTCGGTGCTGACATTGCGGTATGCTTCATCGTGCCAACGTGCCAACACTTGCGCAAAGTAACGCGAAATGAAGCGTTGTTCGTTTGTGACTTCCCCTGCATAATACTCATACGCATCGCGCATCACATCGCCTGAAAATCCCAGTTTGCCCAGTCGTATTGAATAGAACAATTCTTGGTGGAACTGCGCATAAATTCTTTCGATAACGCTTGCATCGGTAACGCTGAAATCCTTGTCAAAGTTGCGTGACGGAAACTCCACGATTTCGGGTTTGTCCTCATCGTTTTCCAGTTCAACGTATAAGATTTTACTTGCGTTCTCATCGCCTTGAAATGCGCGCAAGTCCTCATCCTCTATCATTTGTCGGTCTTGTTCCCTGCCGTCTGCGCCAACGAGTGGCACACCGCGCTTTGCAACCATCATACAAGCGACAAGGAAATTATTGCGCACGTTGCGGTTTTTCACGTTGCCCAATCCCTCATCGGTTGAGATGTCAGTTATACAAGCATCGTATATCGGCATCGGGTATTCACGTTTGCCGTTATTAGAGCAATAAAGTATCTGCCCGTCATAATGCTCAATGCCCCCGTGCGCTTCAATCTGCGCCAAGACAACTGACGGCTCGGGGTTGAAAACATCAATGCGTTTTATACTGGCATCGTTAACGTTTATACGCTTGCCGTTGCGCCACTTTGTTCCCTCCCAGTCGGGATGAAGAAGAATGTGCGCAACGTGTCCGTTGTCATCTTCTTCTTCAAGTCGGCACATTTCAAAAGGTATCAAGCGCACCTCGCTTATCTCTGCCAGTACGTTGTAATTAACGTGCAGGGCGAAACCGCCAAAGCGTGTCAAGTCATCGGCAATCGCGTGCAGCAGGGTGTCAGCCGTATCTCCGTCACTATTGCACCGCATCTGCGCAAGTGCAAAGGAGTTCCACCCGTTGCCCTCAACAAACTTGCGGTAACGGGCAAGACATAATTCTGCCGTTCCACTCGCTGCGGTTATACGTTGTAAGTTCTGCGGATAGAGGTTGTCTGCGCCATAGGTTTGCAAGTGCCATCGCTGCGCATCCTTTACATCTATTCGCTTCTGCGGTTTCTTTGTATTTTTGACGTTCATGCCGTGTGTCCTTTGTTTTAGTTATTTCTTCGTTTTAACGCGCCTACCGCGTTTTTTCTGCTCGGGTGCATTACTACCCACCTCAACGTCTTTCGTGCCGTCAGCATCCGTTAAAACGGGTTTTTCGGGCAATTTTTCAAACATTGATGCTTTCTGCGGAAATAATTCAAGGTATTTCTCCGCTACCTTGTCCGTCAAGTTAGCGTTTGAATACACACCTTTAATTGCAGGGGTGTTGATGATAAACCCTGCGCGCAGTCTATATTTACAATCGTTTGCCATGATGTTCTTTTTAAGTTGTAGATAGATTTCAATTACTGCATCGTGATAACACGTTTGGCAACTGGTTGCGCGCATTCGTTTTCCGCACACCTCCAAATAAAGTCGTGTTATCGCCTCTTTGTCAAAAGAGGAGTAAGGCTGCGAATACCGCGACCTCAACTCCTCAATTTGTTTCCTTGCCTCATCTATTGTCATAGCGGTTGCAAGTTAGGTTGTTCGTTACGCGCCTTTGAGTGCCTCGTAAGCGGTTGCCGTTGTTGTTGCATCGGTGTTGAAAAAGAACATCGCAGACTTGGGCGCACGCTGCTCTTGCAGAGTGATGAGCCAACCGCCATCGGTGTCCTCGCTATACTTTTCGTTTACACCCTCGCTTGCGCGCAGTCCTTGCGCATATCCGTACACTTGATATTCAGCATCGCCCGTTGCGCCTTTTGCGACATTACGCAGGATAACAACGAATGTTCCATTGCTCAACTTATCAATGATGTTCGCTGCGATGTCGGGGTCGTTACCCAGTATTGCGATAGGAACATCATGCGTCCAAGTGTTGCGGTACGTTCCGACATTGAGGTTACTTGCCACACCCGTGAAAGGTGTTGCGCCCTGCTGAATGATATCGTAACCCTTTTTACCGCTCTTTAAAACGAGTGTCTTTATAATGTTCGGGTTCTGCGCATCGAAAGTTGTCGCGCTGAAGTCAATATCATCGCGGTTGATGATAAGTCCGTTTGGCTCTAATCCTGCGACTGACTGGTTTTCGCAGTCAACGGATATTGCCTTGCTAATAAGATA